TTCACCTTTTGCATAAACACGATACATGTTTTCATCAACATCTTTCAATCTTTCAATTTCATCAATTGTGGATTGTTGCAAAAATGGATTGTCTTTATATGTTGAAATATGAAAGTCAACATCATCTCTGTCTGCATCAATTAAATGTGTATAGAGCCAATGATATTCTTCTGATGGATTAAAGTCAATAATGACCTTGAATGTTGTTCTTAATGATAATTGAATGAAATTTTCAAGTGTAAATTGATTGCACTCATTAAGAAACAGAACACTTCTTTTCCGACCTCTAATTTTCATTGAACCATTTTCAACACTTATGAATTCAAAATTGTTTCCGTATAGTGTATAAATGTGATTTGATTTGTTGTGATATCTTTCATCATACAAGTTTTCACCTTTTAAAATTTCAAAGAAATCACGCATTGAAGATGAACGCAAACTTGGAAATGTTTGTCTTGCAATTGTTATATATAAACCTTTACCTTTGTTTTTATATGCAAACTCAATCAATGCAAGTAATATAGAATATGTCTTTCCAGACCTTGTTCCACCCTGCAACACGCAAATGCGTTTGGTTGAATTTTTTACATCATAGTATGGTTTGGCTTGTTTCATCATCATCAAAGTCATCATAATCTTGTTCAATGTCTGGTTCATTTATCCATGAGGGTGCATTTGCACTCACATTGACATTCTGTTCTGGCAAACCCTCAATTCTGTCAAGTATTTCTTTGATTGCTTTGAGTTTGTCATTGTTGTTTGAATCATTACTAAATGCAATTTTAATCAACATTTTTGCAAGTGGTGAACCAAAGTCACCGATTCCACCCATGTTTGTGTCTTGTGTTGACAATAATTCTTTCAATACTGTTGCAACATTTCGCACTCCTTTTGGTCTGCCTCTTTTTTCTGGTTGATTAGTTGAACTAAATTGTGTTGATTTGTTTGGAAATTTATTCATAATAAATCATTAATTCTTTGTTCTGCTATTTTAAAATACTCTTTATCTAATTCAATTCCAATAAAATCTCTATTAGTATTACAACAAGCTACACCCGTTGTTCCCGAACCCATTGTAAAATCTAAAACAGTTTCTTTTTCGTTTGTGTATGTTTTAATTAAGTATTCCATCAATGCTATTGGTTTTTGCGTTGGGTGTATTCTGTTTTTATGTTTAGTTTTAAAATTTAAAATATCTTTTGGAAATCTTTGTTGTCCACTATTGTTTTTTGTTTTCAATAAATTGTGTTTCATTCCTTGTCTAATTTTGTTTAATGATTTCGTTCTTTTTTCAATCTTATTAATTTGTTTATTGTGTCCGTTTCCTTTTCGCATTATAGGAAAATAATTGACTTTTCCTTTTTTACAAAAAACCAAAATATCTTCTGTGTATTTTAACGGACTATATCTTGCAACTAGAAAATTTGCACATTGGTTTTTTTCCCACAAAAATCTGTGTTTATAATTTTTGACATTACTACTAACTAACATACTACCAAAAGGTTGTTGTGCAAACAAAACAATAGCACCATTTGGTTTTATTATTCTATTTAATTGATCCCACATATGTTCAAAAGAAATAATATTATCCCACTTGCAACTCGTTGTTCCATAAGGGGGGTCTGTAATAATAGCGTCTATACTTTTATCAGGTATTAACTTCATAACTTCTAAACAATCTCCTTTGTATAATTTCATAATAAATTCTTTATTCTTTGTTCTGCTATTTCAAAATACTCTTTGTCTAATTCAATACCTATAAAATCTCTATTAATATTACTACAAGCAACGCCTGTTGTTCCACTACCCATAGTAAAGTCCAAGACAGTTTCTAATTCGTTGGTATATGTTTTGATAAGATACTCCATTAATGCAACTGGTTTTTGTGTTGGGTGAACTTTATTTGGACTAGATTTAAAATTAATAACACTTCTTGGATATCTCAATCCATTGTCTTTCTTTCTTTTTGCAGGTAATTTTCTGTTAAGCATTAACGCGCCTTTTGTAAAGGTAGGGTTTAAATTAGTTCTTTTATCTATTAAATGAGGTTCTGCTTGTTTCATTATAGGATTGTATTTTGGTTGCTTCTTATAAAAAATATGTATTTGCTCGTGGTATTTTAAAGGTTGTTTTTTTACTAACATAAAATTAGAACCTCTGCTTTTTTGCCATATCCAATCATATTTATAATTCTTAATATTACTCATTCTTAAAGCACTACTAAATGGCTCACTTCCGAATAAAACTATTGCACCGTTAGGTTTTATAATTCTATTTAATTGTTCCCACATTAATTTAAAGTCAATTACACTATCCCATTTACAAGCAGTAGTTCCGTATGGTGGATCTGTTATAATTGCATCAATACTTTTATCTTTTATTGACTTCATTATTTCTAAACAATCTCCATTAAATAGTTTCATTTTATTCCGTTTTTATACCGATTTATAACTTTATTTTAACATTTAAGCCTCTTTCATTTAATTCTTTATATAATTTATTAGCAACCTTTACATCATTTTCATTTATTGTTATGACACAACCATCATGTTTTTCATCTTCAATTTTATCAATATTGACATCAAGGTCAATGTGTTTGAAACCCCAGTCAACCAATGAGTCCACATCAAAAAAATTTGCAAGTAAATCCATGTCAAATTCACCACCAGACTTGTTCAATCTGATATTCAATTCCATTTCTTTCTCTTTGCTTAAATCAAGAACCACACAAGGAATGTTGTCTGTTTCCATCTCTTGCAATATCTTAAACCTTTGATGACCACCAATGATTGTGCCACAAGAATTGATGACAATTGGATCAACAAGACCGAATGTTTCAATTGATTTCTTCAAGTGTTTGTATTGCTTTGTTGAAATCTGTCTTGGATTATATTCTGATGGTTTAAGGTCTTTTGCTTTTTTATTTGTTATTTTCATTTTTTTATCTTTTTTCTATATTTTTTTTCAAATTCAATTAGTCCATACACTTGATGACAAACATTTTCAAGGTGTTTAATTCTGCAAAACATGTTGAACATATTGTCACTCTCTGCATTGATGTGACAATCTCTGCACATTCCAACAAGATTTTCAATGTAATCTTTTGACTTTGACATGCCTCTTGGACTTAGATGATGAATATCTTGACATGGTGAACTGCACATTTCACACAAAATTGTGTCACTGATTTCATAACCAAAAAAATTCATATATATCTTAGTGTGTTTCTGCATATCTCTTTGGTCTTTTTTCAAGGTCATCTTTTAATCCAGAAAGTATGAATGAACCACCACAACAAAAACATTTGCCTTTTTTAATCAAAGTAACCATCACACAACTGCAACACATTCTGAAAATCTGTTCTGGTTTTTTATTTGTTGTCACAACTTTTTTCATATACTTTTTTTAGATTGTTAATTGTTTTTTGATTACAAGAACCACAACCAGACCATTTCGCATTTCTACCAAACACGCCCCCATGCAAGATGTTCAATGCGTTTTTTTGGTCTGGTGTGAGTTTGTTTGTTTTTTCTATTATTGGAACTATTGATTCAAATACCTTTTTTTCATCATCTGTGAATGGTCTGATGTTTTTAAAATTTGGATAGAGTGCATTCATCTTTTTTCTGCGTTCTTCACACCCACATGAATCACCAAAGATTTTTTTAATAGCGCCTTTGATTCCTGTTTTTGTGGTGATGGAATCAATTGTGTCACCAAGTCCTTTGTTAGTTTTTGCCATGAAATATTTTTTTAACTTTTTTTATTGATGCATAGAGTGTGTTTCTGTTGATACCTGTGTCTTTAGACATTTTATTAAGTGAATAAGATTTGCCCATTTGGAAATAGATTCTGAATACTTCTGAATCAAACCAATGAATTTCTTTCAATATTTTGTTAACTCTTTCAATGTCCTTTTCAAGTTGTTGTTTTAGCTTCACACCATCTTCATCAATCATTCTGTGGACTCTGCTTGGTGTGTTGTTAATATAGTATTCATTCCAACAATTCAACACAAATCTTTCGTCTTTATCTTCATAATACTTTCTATATTTTTTATAAAATGGTGATGTCTTTGAATGATATTGGTTGACCATTATTCTTGCAATCCAATAAATGAGTTGATTGTTGTCAATTAATGTTTCTATTTTCGTTTTGTTGCTATCGTATAGAGCCAAAACAGTATCATGCAAAAGGTCATCATGGTCATTCTTTTTGTTGCTTGTAATTTTTTTTGAAATCTCTTTCAATTTGTCATAGTTTTTTTCAATGTATTTATTTAGTTTATACATTGGATAATGTTTGGAACACCACACAATTTGCAAAGGTCATATTCAATTTT